CTGCAAGATACACTATGGAAACGATCGCGCTAGCTTTCGCTATCACAGAAGAAGCAATAGAGGACAACCTTTATGACAGACTTTCTTCTAGATACACAAAAGCACTAGCAAGATCTATGTCTAACGCAAAAGAAGTTAAAGGCGCTAACCCTTTAAATAATGGTCTACCATCAATAACTGGTACATCAACATTTAAATCAGGTGATGCTGTAAACTTGTTTAGTACTTCTCACCCAACTATCGCGGGTACAGTATCAAACACTTTAGCAACTCAAGCGGACTTAAACGAAACTTCATTAGAACAAGCATTGATTGATATCGCTGCTCTAACTGATGAAAGAGGTTTGAGAATAGCTGCAAAAGGAGTTAAAATGATAATTCCTTCTGCAAATCAGTTCAATGCTGAAAGACTTATGAAGTCTCAAGGCAGAACTCAAACAGCTGATAATGACATCAATGCAATCAACTCAATGGGTATGATTCCTCAAGGTTACAGAGTGAACAACTTCCTAACTGATTCTGATTCTTGGTACATCATTACAGATTGTCCTAATGGTATGAAGATGTTCTCAAGAACTCCATTGACTACTTCAATGGAAGGAGACTTCGATACAGGCAATGTTAGATACAAAGCTAGAGAAAGATACGCTTTCGGCGTTTCTGACTTTAGAGGTATCTACGGTTGTGAAGGTGCGTAAGCAATAATCATTTTGTGGCCGGACATGTTTCGGCCACATTTTAATAGTAGAAAGAAAAATTATGAAAAAAACTCTAATCAATATCTGGGCCTACAACTACCATGCTAAATTTAGTATTGAACATGTTGATGATACAGTTGAAAATATTGAAAAAGTTATACTTGACAAACTAGGAGAAAAGAGTATAGTTTGGGAACATCTCGGAGATAGTTATCATCCGGGATTAAATAGAATAACTTATGAAGAGGTTATTAATGATACGAGACCTATACAAACAAAAAAGGTACTTGGAGTTGAAGTGGCAACAGGAGCATCTGGATAATAACAGATATACTCTTGAAATGGTTAGGATTGATGACACGATTAAAAAGGTCATTACTGACATAAAGCTTGAAGAAGCTAGAATTGCTGACGTTCAAAATAGAGTTGAAAACTCTGCTCCACAAGTTTCTGTAGCTACTTAAGTCACCAAAGCTACATCGCGTAAATCGCATTTTTACCGTAGGATCTCTTGCACTCTATTCAAATCTAGTGTACTACTTACTTACTATATAATAAATTAATTGAATGCTGACCTAATATAGTGGACGGCCTAGAGACAGTATTCATAATAACTAGGAGAATATATCATGGCAACAACTCTATTTAGAGGACCCGTACTTCAAGGGAAAATTAATGAAGCAGGTTTAACTGGATTCAATATTGAAAAAAAAGAATCTAGCTATACTGTAGCAAACGGTGATTCAGGAAAAACACTTACATCAAAAACTGATGGTGTTGTTTTTACTTTACCTGCAATCTCAGTCGGAAGAGTAGTAACCTTCGTTAATACTGCACAAGATGGCGTTAACACTTTTACAATTAGTCCTAATGCTGCGGATGGTATTTTGTATGCTGGATCTTTAACAGACGATAAAGATCTTATTAATACACAATCTACATCTAAAGTAGGTGACTTTGTTACTCTTGCATCTTTGAACTCAACTGTTTTTTGGACAGTTGTAGACGTTCAAGGTGTTTGGGCAAAAGAAGCATAATAAATAATTAATGGAGCCCTTCGGGGCTCCTACAAAATTTTAAGGAAAAAATATGAGTCAATTAAATATACAAGCAACAAGATCAGCGGCAGCGGCAGGTGCAACTGCTATTATAGCGCCACCGGTAAGGGTTTACTCAATCTCAATTGCATGTACTGGAGGAGCAGGAGTTTTAGAATTAACTACAACTTCAAATTCTGGAACAACTAAATTATATATTGATGTACCAACAGGTGAAATTCTTACATTAAATTTTGGTGGAGGAATTTTATTCCCCGCTGGAGTTTTTTGTAAAACAAAAACTAATATAGCTGGATATACTCTATTTACAGATAAATTTTCTGGCGCAGGATTAAGTTAGGAATTATTATGACTCAGGCAACTAGGTCATCTTTAATGAGTGTTGACACAACACTTTCAGCAAATATTACTGCCGCACAAGATTACATTCCTATTGCAAGTACAACTAATTTTTCAACTTCTGTTGTTGCAGAAATTGAAACAACTAATGAGATTGTAAGTTTCACAACTCTAACAACTAATAACAAACTTTATTCACAAGATTTAACAAACGCCGTTTGGGTTAAAAGAGGTACAGCTTCTGTTACAGGAAATTATGGTACGGCTCCCGATGGAACTACTACTAGTAATTTATTAGCTATAGGAACAGGAGTTAATGATGTATATAGTTATACTTATGCTACAGCTGCCAACGCTCTTCTTGCTGCTCCCACTTCATTTTATTTAAAAAAAGTAACTACTACGGGACAATTGAATCTTCTGAATCCCGGAGGGACAGGTAGTTGGCAAATTGATCTATCCGCAGTAGGAAGTGACTGGGAAAGAATTACAGATTCTCATGCAGCAGTAACAGTTGTTGCTGCTTTTGTTTATCCAGCATCTCAGAAAGCTGGTTTTATGTTTAGGGCAGATTCTGGAACACTAAATTTTGAGGTCTGGGGCTGTCAAGTAGATGATGGGGACACGTCTGTTAGTGGATACATACCTACTACAGCTGCTATTGCAAGTGGATTAACAGGAGTTACTCGAGGAGTAAATGGAACAACTGCAGCAACTGCAAGTTCAGGCGACGCGATTCAACAATTACCTTACGCTTTATTAAATGTAGACATGCCTGTTAGATTAACAGGTTTATCAGTTTCATCAGATGGAACTGGAGCAGGAAGACTTACTTTATGTGATAAAGTTGGAACACACTTATGTGATGTAGATATTCCTGATACTAAAATATTTGATTTAACTTTTGATGGTGGTATAATATTTCCTAATGGAATATATGTTGCCAATTCAGATAATATTACAGCGTATACTTTATACACGAGTAGATACAACTCACCTAGCTTAACGGCGGGAGGATAATATGGCCAACACAACGTCAGGCACAGTTACTTTTGACAAGACATTTGCTGTTGATGAAATAATAGCAGAAGCTTATGAGCGAATTGGTTCTCAAGTAACTTCAGGTTATCAATTAAAAACAGCAAGACGATCTCTTAACATTCTTTTTCAAGAATGGGGCAATAGAGGTTTGCACTATTGGGAAGTAGCCGAAACTAATATTGATTTAATCGAAGGACAAGCTGAATATACTTTTTATAGAGCAAGTGGCGATGGAACAAGTTCTACAACAGTTGCTCCGGCAAGTGTTTATGGTGTAGCAGATGTTCTTGAAGCAACTTATAGAACAGATAGAACTTCAACTTCACAATCTGATTCTGCAATGACAAAAATAGATAGAGCAACTTATTCTGCTTTAGGAAATAAATTATCTAAAGGAACTCCTTCACAATATTGGGTCCAAAGACTTATAGATAAAACTACTGTTACAGTTTATCCAACTCCTAGTTCTACAGCAGCTTCAAAAGATATGCATATTTATTATGTTAAAAGACTTCAAGATTTAGATGCAACATATACTGATGCATCTGATGTTCCTTATAGATTTGTACCTTGTATGTGTTCAGGTTTAGCTTTTTATTTATCACAAAAATTTGCACCACAAAGAACTCAAGAATTAAAATTATTTTACGAAGACGAATTAGCAAGAGCATTATCTGAAGATGGTTCTTCTTCAAGTACTTATATAACCCCTAAAACTTTTTATCCAGGAGCATAATGGCATTCGCAAAAGGAAGATACGCAAAAGCAATTTCAGATAGAAGTGGAATGGAATTTCCATATAATGAAATGGTGAAAGAATGGAATGGTTCTTTTGTTCATAGATCAGAATATGAAGCTAAGCAACCGCAATTAGAAATTAGAACTAGAGGTGGAGACGCTCAAGGTTTAAGAGATTCAAGACCTGCTAGAACAGAAAATGAAGTAGCTAGAATGTTAGAATCTAATCCATTTGAAACAATTGCAGCTAGTTCAGGAATTATAAATGTTTATGAAAAATCTCATGGAAGATCAACAAGTGACACTGTAAGATTTAGAGGTCCTATCTGGACAAGTTCAGATCCTGATGGATATCAAAATCCATCTGACTTTGATGGAATATCTGGATCAAATGTTTCTTATTCTTCTGGCTACTCGATTACAGTCGGGAAGCGAGATTCAGCTGGAGATATTACAAATACAGATGATTACTATCACTTTACAGTTAATACAAACACTGCTACAAGTGGTGGAATATCAGGAGGAGGCAATAGTTGTTCGGCTGGTCCGGCAACTTTGACATCTTAATATGGCAGGATTTACTTATTCAACATTAACAACAGCAATTCAAAACTATACTGAAGTTGGTACTTCTGTATTATCTAGTACGATTACAGATCAATTTATAGATAATTCAGAATTAAGAATTCAAAGAGATGTTCCAATTGATGCAGATAGAAAAGAAATGATTGGTAGTCTAGTTGCTTCAAAAGATGATATTAATGTACCAGCTGGTACTTTATTTGTAAGAGGTATACAAGTTTATACTTCAACATCAGCTGCAACGGGTGCTAATAGCTGGTTAGAGAAAAGAGATATTAGTTTTTTAAGAGAATATGATGCAGCAGAAACAACTACTGGAACTCCAAAATACTACGCAATGTCTGGCGGAGCGACAGGAAGTGGAGCAGCTTCATCTGGAAGAGTTACAATTGTGCCAACTCCTAGCTCAGCATTTATGTATAAAATGCATTATAGTGCTAGACCTCTAGGATTGAGTTCAGCAAATACAACAAGTTATTTAAGTCTAAATTTTGGAAATGGACTTTTATATGCATGTCTGGTAGAGGCATTTAGTTATTTAAAAGGCCCGATGGATATGTTACAATTATACGAACAAAAATATCAAACTGAAGTACAAAAGTTTGGTGGAGAACAATTAGGTAGAAGAAGAAGAGACGATTATACTGATGGAGAACCTCGTATACCAGTTCCTCAACAGACACCGTAAGGATTAAAATATGGCAACATTAACAACTAAAATAATAGAAGAAATTACACTTAACAATAATAGTTATAATAGCGAAAGATCCTTAGATATTTCAAGCGTTAATGAAATTGTTAAAAGAATAGTTACAATATCTACAACAGAAACAGGGTTGTTAGGTTTTGCTACAGCTTCTTCAACTGATTTAGCTAAAAGTTATTTAGCAGGTCAATTCGATGAAGACGATGTTAGATACATTAGAATTACAAATTTAGATTCAACAAATCACCTTACATTAACATTTAGAGATGAAGACAGTACAGAGTTTGGTATAAAGGTAGACGCTGGCCACTCGTTTATTTATCCTGGTGATAATAGTGGTGGAGTTAAAGATACTATGCATGCAGCTGGTTCTGCAATTACAGTATCATTAAATGATTTAGTGGATATTACAGCTATAGCAGACACAGATTCATGTGATGTTGAGGTGTTTGTAGGGAGCGCATAGGAGATAAATTATGGCATCAAGTTATACAGGTCTTGGTACAGAACTAATGACAACCGGCGAGAATGCCGGAACATGGGGAACAACAACCAATACTAATTTACAAATTATAGAACAAATTTCTGGTGGATATGTTGAACAAGCTGTAACAACAACTACTACATTGTCTGTTTCTGATGGATCTACAGGTGCAACTCTTTCACATAGAGTTATAAAATTTACAGGCACACTTAGTGCAAATGCTACAGTAACAATTCCTTTAGATGTTCAACAGATGTATATTTTATTAAATGGCACAGCAGGTGCCTATACACTTACATTTAAATATGTTTCTGGATCAGGAAGCACTGTTGCTTGGGCTGCTACTGATAAAGGAACTAAACTTGTTTATGCTACTGCTGATGACTCAACTGATCCAAATATGGTTGATTCAGGTATTGGATCTACTGCAGGACATGACTTAGATGGTAACGAATTAATTTTAGATGCTGATGCAGATACAAGCATTACAGCAGATACAGATGATCAAATAGATATTAAAATTGCAGGAGCTGATGATTTTCAATTTACAGCAAATACTTTTACTGCACAAGCAGGTAGCACGATTGCTGCACAAGCATTAACTGCTACAACAGTTACAGCAAGTGGA